AATATCCGAAGAATATTGCGAGATTGCCCGTCATCGCATAGCCTCAGTACCCAGGAAACTTACTGCTTATGATCGAATACCTGCATAAAGACGAAATCGTACATATTGCCTTCACTGATAAGGAATTTCATTACATTTCCATAGGCAGCAAATCAAGATACTGCAAAAAAATCTATATCCAAGAGCTGCCCGTCTACCAAGGCCCGCCCGAGAAATATCGTATCAAGCTTGCCCATCTTGCTCCTAGCTGGCATAACCCCTGGCGGCCTGACGGCTTCTTTTCGCATGTTCTCGATGGCAAGACTTATCATTGCGTCGTGCCCCATCCAAGTATCCCATTGGGCGACAATGACGATCTGATAGTGGTCTCCGAGACCAACCGCCGGATAACTGCCCCGGCCATCCTAGAAGCTATCGCAGGCGCAAGAGTGCTTGCCAGGGGCGATCTGGTGCGATATAAGGCCGTGCTGGGCAACCAGACCGAAATAGGAACCTGGCGGGCCAATAGGCAGCAATTTGAGGCCAACCTGGATAAGCTGCTTGCTCCTGGTGCTGCTTGTGAAATTCTTTGGGAAGGCAAGTTTAGTTTCTTCGATTGTAAATGAAAATATTGACAATGCACGATAAACCGTTTTAGAAGGAATCCAAGATTGCCCCCTATTGCCGTATTTGCGCCCTATCCGATGACATCCGTCGCGCCATCGACCTCGACCTAACACACGAGATGTCCTATGCCGCCATCGCCCGCAAATACGATAAGCAGATCAATAGAAAGCAGGCCTGGCGGGAAATAAGCAAGCATGCTCATATGGGGCATGTTGGCAAGTATCCTGAGCGCATGCAGCCACCCAATCCTGGCACGTTCACGGATATAATCGAGAAGCGGCATAAGATCGCCGTCGAAGATCGCATTAACGAGATCTATGAGCGGTGCAAGAGCTTGAGCGAGAAAGCAGAGGAGAAGGCTGAAACATCTCGCGATTATCAAGCCGCTGCAAACTGTTTGGAGCCGGCGATAAGAGCGCTCGGGTTGATGGGAAAAACCATGCTCGATGATACGAACGAAACTGAATCAGACGGTTACATTGAGGCCGTCAGAGTGACGGCAAAAAATGACTGGAAAGAAACCCGCGTTGTTCAAGAATCGCGTTCAGAAGACACCGAAACGCTTAAATCATACTAGGATAATATAGGTATTGTGACTTATACAGACAAATCCTGGTTGAATCATCAATATTCGGATCTGAATAAGCCGCTCAGAGACATCGCTTTATTGTGCGGATGCACTCATTACACAATCTTGAAATGGATAATTCGACATGATATAAAACGTAGATCGCGATCGGAAGCCAGAAAAATCGCAAAACCATTCGATGCAGCTACGCGCGAGAAGATGTCGCTCGCAAAACGTGGAAAACATTTGCCGCGCGACGTTGTACAAAAGATGGCTGCCAAACACAAAGGACACACCGTATCTCAAAAGGCACGCGAGACACTGCGATTAAAAATGTCTGGTGAAAGGGCCCCCAATTGGCAAGGCGGAAAGTCATTTGAACCTTATTGTGATCAATTCAATTTTTATCTGAAAGAATCGGTACGGATTTCCTTTGGCAGAAAGTGCGCCATTTGTGGAAAGCCCGAAAATGCAAAGCATCACGACGTTCATCATATCGATTACAACAAATTGCAAGGGTGTTCTGGAAAGCGTTGGGCATTGGTACCATTATGCCATTCTTGTCATGTAAAAACGAATTATAACCGTTGGCAATGGTTTGGTTTGCTTATTAACTATTGGGCGATAGATCCACAAATAAATTTCAATTTTCCGCCTAGTAATCAACTATTTGAATACACTGGATTAAATCATGACACATCTCACGCCGGCGTTATTCAAATGGCAACCGCTTAGCAAAAAACAAAGATGTGTACTTAATTGGTGGTTGCCGGAAAGCGGCGTATCTGATTATGACGGCATAATTCTGGATGGCTCTATCAGGGCCGGCAAGACCTTGCCAGAGTCTGTAAGTTTCATCGATTGGGGCATGCAGACATACAACAATGAAACACTTGGCATGGCCGGGAAGACCCTTGGGGCCCTCCGGCGAAATGTCATTGGCCCTCTGAAGAGAGTCCTGCCAGGGCGCGGTTACAAGATCAAGGATAACCGGAGCGCGGAAGAGCCACATTTGGAAATTACCAAAGGCAGGCGCACCAACAAATTCTACCTATTTGGTGGCAACAACGAACGAAGCCAAGATCCGGTTTTGGGTTTTACTGGTGGCGGCTTCTACTTCGACCAGGTTGAACTTATGCCACGCAGTTTCGTTGAAACTGCCGAAGGCCGTTGCTCCCTGGAGGATGCGAAGCTCTGGTATAACTGCAATCCACAAGGCGCAAACCATTGGTTTTATTTAGATTACCTGCAAAAGCTGGAAGAAAAGCAGCTATTGCATTTACATTTCTTAATGGATGACAACCTTTCGTTATCCGCAAAGACGCGGGCCCGCTACGAGAGACGATGGCCGAAGGGGTCAGTTTTCTACAACAGAAACATCCTTGGCCGGTGGGTAATGGCGGAAGGCAGGGTATTCTCTTTCTTTTCAGATGATCCCCATGCCGGCTATGTAGTTGATCGCGTCCCTGATCACTTCGTAGAATATCTAGTATCTCTTGATTACGGCATTAGCAACCCATTTATCGCCCAGTTATGGGGCCTGTCTGGTGGTTGTTGGTACATCCTGAATGAGTTCAATTGGGACTCTGCAAAAGAACAGAAGCAGAAAAGCAATCCTGACTATATCGAAGACATGGCACGGCTCATAAACTGGAATGGTAAGCCGGTGTTTCCAAAAAAGATCCTGGTGCCGCCCGAAGAAAACGGGTTCATACGGGATCTGAAGAGGGCGGGCCAGACCAGACCGAACCTGATAGGTGCACACCAGGCGGATAACAGCATTATGCCCGGCATAGAGGATGTGACCACCATCTTGAGCCTGGGAAAATGCAAGATCTATCGGCACAATTGCCCGGTAACTATCCGAAGTATCAATGAATTGCTTTGGGATCCGAAGGCACAAGCGCAGGGCAAAGATATGTACCTGAAAGGCGGCACTGGCGCGGCTGATCATGGTTCGGATGCCTTCAGGTATGGGGCAAGATACGCGGCAAAAGTCTTACGGCAAATGGGGCAAATATTATGATTTATGATGTAGATTCGATCTTGCAAAAAGGTTTGCGATGGCCTCCTGATGCCGAAAAGACAAGGCTGACCCTCTATAAGCAGAATGAAAACCTTTTCGATGGCAATCATACGGCGGTTTATACCGGCCTATTGCGATTGTTCCATGAGAATGCAGCGGAACATTCTAAAATTGTTATGTGCCTGAATTGGCATCGCAGGCTATCGACCCTGTGGCCTGATCTCCTGATAGGCGAACTGCCAGAAATCAAGGTATCCGAAAGCAGCCAGAAAGCGATTGATCAGCTCATTCTTGATACATCGCTGTTTCCAGAGGCATATAAAGCCCTGATCGATACATCTCGATTTGGTACCGGGCCAATAAAGGCATATCTGGATGAGGCGGGCCTACCGCATGCTCAGGCCATCGCGCCTTCTAGGTGGTTCCCTGTCGTCGATACTTCTGGGCGGGTTATAGAGCATCTTTTAGCCTGGCAAGTTGACAAAACTTTGAACTGTGAGATTCACCGCAAAGGCGAAGTCGAAACCAGGACTTACCAGGTAATCGATGGCAAGATTGCTAGTGAGGCCACTGAGATAGAAATTAACAAAGAGGCCAAAGAGACATATGGTATAGACGATTTCCTGTTAATCCCCTTCTGCAATCTGACAACCACCACGAACCAATGGGGCATAGATGACTATACTTCGCTTGACCCCATAATCAAGCGGCTGGAGACCAGGCTTACTAGGCTGGGCCGAATCCTAGACGCACACTCTGAGCCGGCGATGGGAGTTCCTGAAGATGCCGTAACACGAAACCCGGAAACGGGTGAAATGTCCTATGACAGCAATCTCCGAGTATTTCCGATTGCGGAAGGCCAGAAGCCGCCCGAGTACATCACATGGGACGGGCAACTATCTGCAAGCTTCCAAGAGATCTCTTTCCTCATGGATCAGCTCTATGCGTTGTCTGAAACCTGCCCTCAGGCATTTGGGCAGTCCATAAGCGGCACTGCCGAAAGTGGCACCTCGCTCAGACTGCGAATGATGGCCCCATTAAAGCGCGTCAAGCGCTTAAGGCTCAATATAGATCCGGCACTAAAGAAGCTTATCCTGCTATTGGCGGGCCTGTCAGACATCCCAATTGAGCCAAACGAGATTACAATCAAATGGAAAGACGGCTTGCCAGAAGACGAATTGCAACAGTCTCAGATAGAGATGAACGATACAACGGCAGGCATATCTAGCAAGAAGGCCGCTGCAATGCGTCGGTACGGATGGACCTCAGACCAGGCCGATGCTGACCAGATGCAAATTAAGGAAGAGTTGGCTTTGCAGGGTGGCATGATATAGGCTGCCCGTATTATTCTTTTTTGATAATAATTTCAATATTTCGGTTTTGGGAGTTGTCCGTTAACAATTCCTACTCGCTGCTAACTTGCGTTAAAGTTTGGTGAATTTCCATGACAGATGATGAGCTTAATGGCGGGAACCAGCCGCCAGCAGATAAATCTGGTGCATCGGCGAACCCGTCAGAGCCGGAATCTGATGATTTTACACCCGAACAGAAAAAGAAGCTTGGCAAGATTCTTTCAGCCGAACGGTCGCGGATCAAAGAACAATTCGCAGACTATGACGACCTGAAAACGAAGCTCAAAGAAATCGAGAAGTCCAAGCTCACCGAAGCCCAACAGCTCCAGCTTGAGCGCGATGAGGCCAAGAAAGAGGCCGAGTCCACTAAGAAAAAACTCGAGAAATTCGAGGCGCTGGAACTTCGGACCAAACTGTTCTCTGACTTCAAGACCAAAAGCGGCGAGCCTCTTCCAAGTAATTTGCTAAAATACGTTAAGGGCAAGAACGAAGAGGAAATCCTAAAGAACATCGAGTCAATAGCCGCCGATTTTGGCCTAAAGCTAAAAAAGAACCTCGGCAATCCTATCCCGCCTGGCAGCAACGATCCCCAAAACAAGCACGGATTCATCAACGCTCAGATTTTGGGCGCAGCGGGCAGGGCTGGCCGATAACATGAGGTAATTCCAAATGACTGATTACATTAACAACACTGACTATAACAATATAGTCACTAGATCGGGTGTATCTAACCTGATCCCGACCGAATATTCCAAGGAGATCATCCAGAACGCGGTAGAGGGCTCCTTCTGCCTGCCGAAAATGACCAGGCTCAACGATATGCCCACCAAGGTCAGACAGCTCCCCGTAATGAGCCTTTACCCCACCGCCTACTTCCTGGCGGCTGAGGCCGGCCAGACAGCGACTGATCAGAGCTACGTGGACGGCCTGAAGAAGACCACTAAGCAGAATTGGACATATGCGACCATCACGGCAGAAGAGCTTGCTACCATTGTCCCAATTCCCGCCGCTGTCATCGACGACGCCGCCTCTGGGGGATACGACATTTGGGGCGAAGTGGCCCCCAGGCTATCTGAGGCAATCGCCAAGACCATTGATGCCGCTATTATTCACGGCACAAACAAGCCTTCCTCATGGCCAGATGGCATAGTCACCGGTGCGGGCTCTGCCTCTCAGACTATCGACAAGTCCGATTCAGTTGGCTCCGGCCTGACCTTTGCGGATCTGGCAGATGCGATTCTCGGAGAAGGTGGCCTGTATGCTCTGGTAGAGGCAGATGGATATGATGTCAATGGAGTTGTTGGTGCGCTGTCCCAGAAGGCAGCCCTAAGAGGCCTGAGAGACGCCAATGGGCAGTTCCTGCTTCAGCCCGATATGACCAGCCCAACCAAGTACTCCCTCGCAGGCGTACCTGTCAGCTTCCCCAAGAACGGCGCTCTGGATGCAACCGCCGCGCTGCTCATCGCAGGTGATTGGTCCAAGGCCGTCTACTCCTGGCGGCAGGACATCGAGTTTAAGATATTCGATAGTGGCGTGATCACCAACGACTCTGGTAATGTGATCTTTAACCTCATGCAACAGGACATGCTTGCTATGAGGGTCACATGTCGCCTTGGCTGGCAGCTACCCAATCCTGAGAACCAGGTACAGACCACCGACGCGAGCAGATACCCGTTCTCCGTGCTGGTGCCTTAGAGGTGAGAAAGATGAGATATCTTTCTATCCTTTTGGCAATGCTGCTCATGATGGGGGTTGCTAGTGCAGCATGGTATCCGGGAACTGCCACGGTGAAAGTTCAATCGCTTGATGCTGCCGAGACCACGGACACGGATCAGATCAAGGCAGCTGCCGTAAATGAGTTCAACAGCACAACGCATTTTGTATTGACAAGCTCAGGCGCGTCAAGTTCTGGTTTTCTTGCTCAACCCGACGTGTGCCGAAACATCATAGCAACGATGAATACAAGCACAAGCGGGTCACTGAAGCTTACCGGCACAAACATTAACGGCGAAACCATCACCGAAAACCTGACGTGGGCGGCGGCATCCGGCGCAAAATCTAGCACAAAGGCGTTTGAAACTATAACCAGAGTAGACGGCACTTGCACCACAAACGCGGCTCAGTTTATTCTAGGAACGGGTGATCTGTTGGGTATGAGAGCTACTATCGGGCCTACAAATACAGTATTCATGGCCGCGCTGGGCGGGACCAGAGAGGCCACCGCACCTTCAGTGACTGTAAGTAGCACTGATGTCAGCCTATGCACAATAGACACATCTACCGCGCCCGGTGGTGCTGTGACCAAATTCTGGTATGCGTGAGGATCTTATGACCGAAATAGTAACAAAGAAGTTCATGAAGTTGGGCACGGTCAACATTCCGGTAGGTACTGAAATAGGCGGCCTGCCCGAGAATGTGATCAAAGAACTCACTGCCAGAGGATTGGCGGATGTAAAGAAAGAGCCCATGAAAGCTCATAAGAAAGAGAAATCCGAGACGGGGATCTAAGCCCGTCTCATAATTATAAAGGTGATATTATGACCAC